CTCGGGAGTCGGCCCCGGCCCCCGAGCCGGAGCCGACTCCCGAGGAGCCCCCGACCGTCTAAGGCGGTCGCCGGCCAATCCCTCGGGAGAAACCGAGCCCCCCGCGCTGAACGCGGGGGGCTCGTGCTATCTCGAGTGCCACGCGGTGTGGTAAAATGGGGGGGTTCCCGTTCCACGCTCTCTCAGGAGGATAGCAATGAGCAAGCAGGGCCGCATCGTCGACGCGTTGATCGACGGCTTCGCCGAGGGTGCCAGCACTTCGGTCACGGTCATGGTGCACGTTCCCGATTTCCCCGAGCCGATCCAGGTCGATGCGGACGGCCACGTGACCATCCCGGATGCGATGGTCGAACTCGCACCGAGCATCCGGCTGGATCTGCAGGCCATCGGCTGAGCCGGACCCCACGAGCCCCCCGTTCGCAGCGGGGGGCTCGTGCTATCCTGGTGGCACCCCACCGAGACGGTAGGAGACGCCGCGATGGCAGACGAAGATCCCCCGGCGAACCTGCCGGCCCGCCGCAGTGGTGCCCGGCACCGGTCCGGCAACGAGAACGGCAAGAGGGTCACCGCCAACGCCCAGGACCTGGCCAACAAACGCATTAGGGCGTTGGAGTTGCGGATTCAGGGTTGGACCTACAACCGGATCGCCCAAGAGCTCGGAGTCAGCTACCAGGTCGCGTACAAATACGTCACGGCGCCACTGAAGGTCCGCGAGGCCGAACTGATCCCGACCATGCGGGAGATCGAAGCCGCCCGGCTGGATGCAGTGCTTGAAGAGGCGTTCGGGACCATGGAGAAGAAGAAGGGTACCGAGCTCGCGCTGAAAGCCGCAGACCGGGTGATCCGGGCGGTTAGCACGCGGGCGGCGCTGTTCGGGCTGAACGCGCCAGTGGCAGTGAGCCTGACCGAGGCCACCCCGATCGCAGATGAGATCGCGCAGTTGATCAAGGCCGCTGAGGCGGCGAACCAGCGGACCCGGCAACAGATCATCGAGGGTGAGGTTGTAGAGGATGGCGACCGAGCAGCCTAGGTGGCCTCGCGGGACCCCTGTCGGCCCGTCTGGGCGCGGGCCGGGCGGTGGTAGGTTTCGTAGCGGACGCGACGCGCTGGCCGTCCCCCATGCCCCGCTCGAAGGTGTCACGACTGGCATCTTTGATCGTGGGTTCGCCGACCTGGACGAGGCTACGCAGGCGTTCATCGACTACCGTGGCGGGGGGTTTGCGCTGATCTCCGCTGCGGCGGCGGGCACATTGACTCATCCGGACTGGGCCGCTGAGCCGGAAACCAACATCCGAGCCAGGCAGCGGGCCGCAGCGATCGACCGGGTGATGCAACAGTCGCGCCTGCCGCATGGCATCGAGGTCTATCGGGGCAGTCGGGCTGAATACCTGTTTGGGCCGGTTGCGGACTGGCCGGACGACATGACCGGCAGGGAATGGGCTGGTCTGGGGTACATGTCGACTTCGGCCAACTCGGGGGTCGGCGAGCAGGTGGGAGCTCTACGTCCTACCCTCTTCGAGGGCGGCAGGTCGGCGATGGACTTTGTCGACCGGGCAACACAATTGGGGCAGACAGGCGGCCTGGTGCACATGACGATCCGGGTGCCGGCGGGTACCCCGGCGGTGCGACTGTCAGAGTGGGAACACGAGGCGGAGGTTCTGCTTGACAAGGGGCTGCGCTTCCGGGTGACGGCCGACAACGGATGGGAAACAGTCGAGTTGCGCGACGGGCCGGAACCGGTCCGGATGCTGGAGGTGGAGGTCATACCAGCTGACTGGGCTGGCCAAGCCTCGACTCGGCTGTCCGGGCGCACGGCCCGCCACGATGTTGCCCAGATGTCTGATGCCGAACTGGATCAGCGCGCACTCGAGGCCGTTCGCGTGGCGCGTGCTGCCCCCAGCACCCGCGACATCTACCGGTCCGGTGGGCCGATGACCGACTGGGACCCCGAGCGGACGGCATTGCACGAGAAGATCCTGCAGCGGGCGATGGCCCAGGCGCGCGGCGTGCCCCGGCAACGCCGCGCGATCATGGCCGGCGGGCTGCCCGGCGCCGGCAAGACCTCCGCGCTGGGCAATCTGGACGGGTACCTGCAGGTCAACCCGGACGCGATGAAAGATGAGCTGATCGCGGAGGGTGCAATCCCCGCCATCCCCGGCGCCGAACACCTGTCCCCAATGGAACTGAACCCGAGCTTCCACGTCGAGTCGACCTACCTGGCGGATCGGCTGCTGGAGATGGCGATGGCCAAGGGGTACAACGTGGTAATCGATGCCACGATGGGAGCACCGGACGCCCCGCTGGCCCGCTTGGCTCTGCTGCGGGAAGCCGGCTACGCCACCCGGGGGGTGTTCGTCGACGTCCCGGTCGAGGTCAGCATGGCCAGGGTCCAGTCCCGCTACCGCGAGGGTATGCGCCAGTGGGCGCGCGGCCAGGGCCACGGCGGACGACCGATTCCGGCGGATTTGATCGAGAGCCAACGGGGCGACAACTCGGCTGGCTGGACCCGCAACCGGGCGGTGTTCGAACACTTGGCTGCGCTCGGAGTGTTCTCCGGCTGGGATCTGTACGACAACTCCGGAGACGAACCACGGCTCGTTCGCACCACCGGCGTGTGACACCCCGCGTGGTATAATGGTGTGGGAGGCACAACATGGCGACGGTGAGACAGACGGTGCAGGCACTGGCGGCAGGCAAGATCAACCTTCGCCAGGCGGCGCAAACCCTGGCCGGCAGGGCCGACTGGGACCCGCCGATGCCGGAGCCGACCGAGGCCCAGCTGTACGGGCTGGAAGACATCGCCCCCCCGGGTGACAACAGCCCCGACCAGATCAACATGGTGCCTGGCCTGGAGCCCGACGAGCGCGCTGCCCTGTGGGCGGCGGTCCGTCATGGCTGACCAACAGCGCTGGCCGAAAGGCACTCCCGTTGCTCCGTCTGGTCGGGGGCCGGGTGGCGGACGGTTTCGGCCGGTGCCGCCTGGACATGTCCGGCTGTACCATGGACGTTTGCGCCCGCATTCTGGTGGGCGACTGCCCAGCAATCCGGTCGAGCTTGCTGCGGTTGTAGAAGCCGAATATGGTCTGCCACCTGGATCAGTCTACAGCCACGACCGATTTGCGGGCCAGCGTCATCGAGCGGACGACCCGCACTATTACGTTGCTCCCCGGGCAGATGCGATCGATTATGCCAAATACGGGGGGGAGGCTCTCGGGGATGCCCTACAGGCCGCCTTCTTCTTGTTGTACCCGGGCCGGGGGAGCGAGAAGACCTTAGATGGCAAGAGGTGGTTGTGGTCTGAGTGGGTGGAATCGCAGGTCTCCAAGTTTGGCGCGACAGAGCTAGAACAAGTCGATGTCCCCCATGAAGTGATCCGGGAGTACGACCAGTTCGGGTTCGACCAAGGCTATACCGACGTTCAGCCGGGAACACCTGGGTCCTGGTTGGGGGTTTACCCGGAGCCAGACGACGAACAGGGATGGCTAGACCGAACTTCCATTATGTCTTGGCCGGCGGGGATTGGCCTGACTCCTGCGCAGCGTAATCGAACGATTATTGAACGCGACATGGACTGGGCGCAGGAGATTAGTCGACGGTTGCCGGGGGGCGACCATGGCTGACCAGCCGAGATGGCCCCGGGGAACACCCGTAGCACCTGGGGGCAGGGGTCCGGGGGGCGGTCGCTTCCGTGGAAGACCTTTCCGGGGGTCGATTAACCCGGTAGATGCTGGTGAGGCGCTAGAACTACGAGATGTGGTTGCTGGCAGTGGTCTCCGGCAAGAGTACACGATGCGGGCACTGGCAGATTCAGCAGACATGGACGGCTGGGCCACGACCCGAGTGGCATTGAGCGAAGACGATGAAGTGGTTGGCGCGATCTCCACCAGTCCCTACAACCTGGGAGAGGATGCCCCACCGGTAACGTTGATCCACACTCTGGGTTCGCTCGCCCCCGGGGTGGGGACTGCGTTGGTGCGTGAAGCAATTGTCGAGGCCCAGCAAGCTGGGCACGGTGCAGTGTATGTCGAGCCCATTGCCGAATCAGAGGGTTTCTATAGGCGTCTCGGGTTTGTTGACGATCCCCTAGAGCTCGGCAGTCCTTTCTGGGGCATTCTGGCGGAGCATTTTGGTGACTGGCTGCGCCATATTGACTCGGACTGGGCCAACCAGGTCTCGGCGCGATTGCCCGGCAGTGACGACGACTGGTGGGCACAACAGCAGGACGTGGGCGACTTCCAAGTGGGGGAGACGGGGGCGATCGCCGACGAGGAGGACATGTCGCGGTTGTGGGCCTCGCCGACAGTGGAGGACGCCCTGCGGGCCTCCGCCGCAGGACATCCCACCACCGGGTGGTGGGACCCGCTGTGACAGCGGTGCTCGAGCCCGTCTTCCAGGTCGAGAAGATCACCGACCCGTACGACCCTCGGGTTAACTCGGAGAACTTCGACCTGCCCGGCTATCTGGCCCAGTTCGATCCCCGGCTGCTGAACCACCCGAAAGGCCGCCGCACCCTCACCAAGTATGACCCGCTGCTGTTCGCGATCGTATATCTGCGCAACCACATCATGACCGATGGGGTCGTGTCGTTCGCCGACCCGCACTTCGAGTGGGCAGCCCAGGCCCGGCAGTGGGTCCGGCCGAACGAGTTGAAGCAGGGCCGGCACGCCTACGTCGCCCCCCGCGACACTGGCAAGAGCACCTGGTGGTTCTTGATCCTGCCGATGTGGGCCGCCGCGCACGGGCACAAGAAGTTTGTCGCAGCGTTCGCCCACTCCGGCGGGCAGTCCGAGACCCACCTGCACGCGTTCCGGTCCGAGCTCGGGGAGAACCACCTGCTGCGGGGAGACTTCCAGACCCTGTGCACCCCGGCGCGCAAGCCCAACGGCAAGACCACCGCCGACAACATTCAGATGCTGCGGTGCGCCTCCGGATTCGCCTTCGCCGCGAGGGGTGTCGATGCCGCGAACCTGGGCTTGAAGGAGAAAGACACCCGGCCGGACCTGATCCTGCTGGACGATGTTGAGCCTGACGAAGCTTCGTACAGCCAGTACCAGATGGAGAAGCGACGCGGGACCATCATCGAGGCGATCTTGCCGATGAACCTGCGCGCCCATGTCGCGATCGTCGGCACCGTTACCATGCCCGGCTCGATCGTGCACCAACTGGTCGCGAAAGCCCGGGGCGATGACGAGATCGAGAAGTGGATCGACGAGGAGAATTTCCAGCCCCATCATCACATGCCGATCCTGCTGCGCGACGACGGCACCGAACGCAGCATCTGGCCGTTCAAATGGCCGGTGCAGTTCCTGCGCAGCATCCAGCGGACCCGGTCCTACGCCAAGAACTTCTTGAACGACCCGGTCGGCAACGAGGGCGGGTACTGGACCCTGGAGGACTTCACCTACCTGCAGCTGCCGAACGTCACCCGTCAGATGATCTCGGTCGACCCGACGATCACCACCAAGACCCAGTCCGACCCTGCCGGCATATCGGTCATCTCCTATGCTCCGGCGTACAAGGTCGAGCAGCACGGGCAGTTGCCGGTGAAGATGCCCAGCCGCTGCCAGGTGGATTTCGCGGCGGAGGTGCGCCTGGTCGGCGAGCCGTTGCGGCAGTACCTGCTGAAGCTGTGCCGGCAGTACCCCCGGGTGTCGCTGATCGTGGTCGAAGCGAACCAGGGCGGGGAGAACTGGCACTCAATCCTGCATGACATGCCGGTGCGGGTGGTGATCGTGTATTCGACCGCACCCAAAGAGGTGCGGGCGGCCAACCTGCTCGAGCTGTACCAGCACAATCCGCCCCGGGTGGTGCACGCTCAACGGCACACCCTGCTCGAGCAACAGATGGCGTCGTTCCCGCGCGGCAAGGACGACCTGGTCGACTCGGTCGGGGCGATCTGCCTGCGCGTGCTGGCCAACCGGGTCAAAGAGGGCGTGATGTTCCCGAAGTAGTTCGACTTCGATGCAGTTGCATGCGTTGTGCCATCGTGGTAGGATGGCGGCATGGCATACGACATCTGGCAACCCATGCACAGACGCGAATCTCGACTATCGCGGGTGGGTGACTGGTTCAAGCGCAACCTCGTCGGCGTGCTCGTGGGCGTCGTGATCTCCCTGCTGATGACCGGCGGTCTGGTCCGGGCGGCGAACACCCCGCCGAACACCAACGGGCAGCAGGTTTTCTGTCCGAGCGGCGCAGACCTGGTCGTGCACGGCGACGGGACCTGGTCCTGCGGACCGACTCCGACCCCCAGCCCGAGTGCGAGCGCCAGCCCGACACCTTCTACATCGCCGTCCGTGTCACCGAGCGCCAGCCCGAGCGCCAGCCCATCCACCTCGCCGCCCGCGCCGACGCCCAGTGCCAGCCCGACTCCCAGCCCCAGTGGGCCGCCGTCGACTCGTCTGGCGAAGTGCCTGCCCCGTCTGGCCGAGTGCGGCTACCCCCACCCGGGCAACACCGGAGTGCCGGCGGGCGTGACCCTCACCGCTTACACCGGGCCGTCGACGATCACCACGCCCAACACGGTCATCGACGGCAAGACCATGGGCTGCATCAAGGTCCGCGCAGCGGGTGTCGTCATCCAGAACAGCCGCATCACTGGGCCGTGCTCCTATGCGGTGGACGTGGACAGCGGCGGCACGGTCACCGTGCGCAACAGCGTCGTCGACTGCGTCAACCACAAGGGGACGGGATTCGTCTGGCGCAACTACACGGTGCGCTCGACGCAGATCTTGAACTGTGAGAACGGGTTCCACACCAGCGGGAATGTTGATGTCCAGGACTCCTACATCTCCGGCGTGGTCGAAGTTGATGATGGTCACGGCGACGGCGTCCAAGGCTCCAGCGGGTCGAACTACCGGTTCGCGCACAACACCTTCGACCTGCGCAACCCGATCACCTCCTCGATCATCTGGGACGACCAGACGATGCACAACGTTCTGATCGAAGACAACTTCTTCATGGCCGGCGCCTACACGATTTACTGCCCGTCCGCTGGATCGAACGTCGTCTACCGCAACAACCGGTTCTATGGGCCGGTGGGCAACTGGCCGTCTGACCCGGCCCGTCCCGCGTTCGGGTTCTGGACCAATTGCGGGTCGTGGATCGTTCGCACCGGCAACTACCGCGACGACACGCTGGGGGCGATCTAGGCTATGCAGACACCGAGTATCGGGCGGACCCTATCATGCTGAGATTGGCAACGTCGCCTGGTGGCCGCCGCGCGTTTGACGGTCTGATCGACCAATGAAGTAATCACATAGAGTAAGGCCAGGTCGCCCCGCGCTTCCCCAGCTGGTGTCAGGGAGCCCGGGGCGCACCTGCATCCCCGGTATAATGGGTGACATGACGGACGACCAGCCCAGGTGGCCGAAAGGTACGCCGGTGGCCCCAGGCGGCAAGGGGCCAGGCGGTGGGCGGTTCCGTGGTAAGGCGGGCGACCTCGAAGCCGCGATGGCCGGTTGGGGTGGTGGCGGACCCTGGATGGCAGTCACTCTCGGTCTGGATGTGCCTGCTAGCGGGCCACTGCCGCCGCAGCGGCCCCCGTTCACTGCCGTTTTTGATCGAGCCCGGCGCGATCCCACCTCCGGCCGCATCGAGCTAGTGCGCGACTACGGCACTGGTGTCGAGACTTCGCTTTCCCCCGGCATGAACGTCGAGGTGACTCCCCTCGGAGGGTGGATCGGCCAGGTGGTCGACCGCATGGACCGGCGTCGAGGTGTGGCCAGAACCAGTCGAGTCGATTCCACCATGGCTGAGCCAGCCATGCCGGATGCTCAACCTGGCACGGCCTATGACGTGGCCGAACTGCTCGAGCAGGGGCATCGGGTGCAGGTTTATCACCCCTACGGCCAGCTGGATGACAGGTGGTCCGAGGTCCAAGCCGCAGAGGTGGTCGGGGAAGATCACGTGGGCCTGCGGATGCGGCTGGGCCAGGGGAGCGACATATTTACGCATGGCCCGGAGGTGCTGCAGTATCGCATCGTGGGCCGTCGAGAGACCCCGAACCCGCCCGTCCTGCGCGCCGACCGGGTGATTGGGTATCCCGAGGAACTGCCGGCCGACCCGACCGAGCGCCAGCGCGAAGAAATCATGCAGAACCTGGGTGGCCCTCCGATCTACCCGCAGCGGCAGATGCGTCGGGTGTTTGAGCAGTTCGGGATCGAGGTCAGCGAAGACGACCTTGCCTGGCTGATTGACAAGGTCAAGCCGTCGTTCGCCATGCCCTGGTCCGAGTTGGGCAACGCCGTGGTTGAGTACCTGGCCCAACGCGGCAACATTAACGACCTGGTCCGAGTCCAGAAAATGAACTGGGCCGATTCGATCCGCCCCCCCGAGTTGCACGCCGCCATGCGAGCCCCCTTGACTAACGTCGCCCTGGACGACGGGCCGATGCGGTTCGAGGCGGCTTTCGAGCAGTACCTGAAAGAGCGCTACGGGTACGAAAGCGAAGAGCTCGACCGGATCTTGAACAGCGAGGCTTTCCATGAGTCTGTTGCGCCAGACTGGGATCGTTGGGTCGCGGACCGGCCGGGGACCGAACAGATCCTAATGTTCGACCGATTGTTCCAGAACATTACAGACCGCATGCTTTACTACGGCGAGGGTGTCGATGACTAGTCCAGCCGGATTCGCCCAGCAGGTATACCAGCTGCCGTCCAGCGCGTTCGACGAGCCGGCGCTGGTCAACCCTGGCCAGGAGCCGGGGGAGCTCCAGGCCGAGGAGGCTGGCGGCCTGCCCCTGCACGGCACCCCCCGCCTGATGGCTGCGCTGGCCGACCTGAAAGCCGCCCGCGAGGATTACGCCCTGGCGGATAGCATGTGCGGCGGCACGGTTGGTGACGCGCTGCTGAACCGGCGGGTCGCAGAACTGATGGAACGCGCCGGGGTCAACGAGATCGAAGACCTGCAGTATGCTCGAGTCCCGGTCGACACGATGATCAGCAAGCTCGGCATCCGGGCGGTCACTGTCGCGCCCACCGACCTGGACCCCGGCCAGAAGCCCACTCCGGAGCAGGAGTCGCTGGTCGAGCAGGCACAGAAGGTGCTCAGCCAGATCCGGCGGCACAACCAGCTGGACATCGAAGAGGTGGAGCTTTTCCACCGGGCCTGCCGGTACGGCGAAGCTTACATGGAGGTCTGGCCCAGCGGGGCGATCGCGACCGTGGTCGGCGACGACGACGAACCAGAGATGGCCCTGAATATCGACGGGATCGACATCTTCGTGTGCTCGCCGGTCAACGTGCGGGCGTTCTATGATGCCGAGCAGCCGTTGCTGTTGACCCATGTGTTGAAAGCCTGGGAGTGGTACGAGGACGAGGGGCCGGAGGCGAAAGCCCGTTACCGGGCGACCATCTTCGACTACGACGGGATCGAACGCTGGATCTGCGAGCCGGACGGGTCGCCCGACCGGGCGGAGGACTGGAAGCCGTTCGTTGACGACGTCTCTGACGAATGGCCCCTGCCTTACCCGGAGGGGATGGTGGATGACGGCGGTGAGCCGGCCATCCCATTCTTCCACTTCCGCAACGAACGCCCCTACGGTGTGCCCGAACACCGGGCTGCATATGGCCCGCAGCGGCTGATTAACAAGCTGGTCTCGGCGCACGCGGTGTCGATCGACTACCAAGCTTTCCCCCAGCGCTATGCCCTGCTGGACCCGAAGGCAGACGACGCGCTGCTCAACCTGGTCGACCCGGACAATCCGGAGGACGACGACGACGACCCGGAGGGCGGTGGGTTCAGTCAGCTACGGGCGGACCCGGCCGCGCTGTGGAAGCTGCGCGCCCAGTCGGTTGGGCAGTTCTCCCCCGCCGACCCGGCGGTGTTCCTGACCCCCCTGGACCGCTACATCCGCTCGATCGCGGAACTGTGCGGCATCCCCCTGGACCGGTTCACCGGCTACTCGACCCCACCGTCCGGCCAGTCTCGACGGATCGGCAACGAGGTGCTGTATGACAAGGCGGGCCTGCGCAGGCGCCGTTACCAGGGCACCCTCGCCGACGCGTACGAGTTCGCGCTACGGCTGATGGGGTTCGGCGAACTGCAGGTGTTGATCAAATGGGAGCCGATGGATGTCGCAGTCGGTCCCGAAGACTGGGCAGTGATCAGCCAGAAGATCGCCAACGGCGTGCCCAGCCAGCAGGCCCTGGTCGAGGCAGGCTATGCCGAGGACGAGGTTAAGCAATGGCTGCTGGACCAGGGTGGCCAGGACCTGATCCGTCGAGTGGCGCTGCTGAACCAGATCGGCACGGCCGTGCAGGCGCTGGCCGCCGGGGTCGGGGTCGGGATCATCTCGCGCGAGCAGACCGCCGACCTGTTCGCCCGGGTGTTGGGTGAGATCGGGGAGGACATCCCGAGCCTGGAGCAGCCGGTCACGGTGCAGCCACCGCCCATCCCGCCGCAGATGCCTGGCGCCGGCCCTGCCAAGGACGAGGAGGGCGGCACAGCCCCGGCCATGCCGCAGATGCCACCAATGCCCCCGCCAATCCAGGTTGGGCAGGGCGGGGCGCCGCGTCCGCCCAAGCCGTAAACGGGGCGGGCTGTATACTGGTGGGTGAAGCCGGGATGGCTCGCGTGCCACGCGACGTGGTAAACTGAGTGGTCAGTGGTTTACGCTTCGCTGGAGGGATCGCTGTGGCATACAATAGAGATCAGCCCCGGTGGCCTAAGGGCACCCCGCGCAAGGGCAAGGCTGGTGGCGGACAGTGGCGTGAGGATGGCAAGCCCAACGCCCCGCGTCCGTCCTGGGCTGAACGGATGGGCAGCATCATCGGCCGTCGCCGCCGTGGTGACCAGACTCCGCAGGATCCCGACCGGGAACGTCAGATCCAGATTCGTCGTCGCTATGGCATGCCAGATGACGCCAGTGCTGACGAGATCGGCACCCGCATCCGACAGGCCGGCACCACCCAGACCCACATGCGTCCCGGGGAGTCCGCCCAGGAATATGGCGAGCGGCTCGGGGCGGCGGTCGCGGCCAGCCCCTATTGGACCCCCGGTCCGGACCCGTATGAGCCGCAGCCAGACTTGACGGGGTTGGGTGACGATGAGCTCGAGGCTCTGGTTGCTGACGACCGACCCCCGGCCGGGGATTTTGCTGATCAGATCTCGCAGCGGATTGGGCGCAGGCGCGGCGAAGGCCGACCGACTGCGGATTCCGTTACGGACGCTGTTCTGGGGATGCGCGGTAGTTCGCGCGACGAAGTCGACGAGATGATGGACCGGCAGTTCGGTGATACCGATCTGGCCGAGCTCGGTCGCATCCGTGAGGGACTGGCCGCAGGCAATCAGCTGTACGATCGGACCATCGTCAGGGCAATCGACCGGCTGATGGGCCGGCGGACCGGCAACCCTCCCAACCGGGGTACCGCCAGGCTGGAGAGCCTGCGCGATCGCATGGGCGAGTTGCGGCAGGCAGGCACTGGCAACGCTGTCGAAGTGCTTGCCGACAGCCTGGCCGATGTGAGCCTGGCGGATCTACGCGACATGCAGGACCGACTGGAAGAGCAGCACCGAGCGGACGCCCGGTTGTACGATGAACTCTTGGACCGGGCGATTCGGCGGGCGATTCGTAACGCGCGGGGGCGGTAGGCCATGCCCAGGCGTCGCGACTACCACGGCCGCGACCCGGGCGAACGCTGGCCGGCAGGGTCTCCTGACGACGCTAGCGGCGACGGGCAGGGCGGCAGATTCCGTCGGACGGGCTCTGGCGGGGTGCCTGCTGGCGACTGGGCGGAGGTAGTATCCGCCCGCATCGCGGGCGAAAGCATCGATGACCGGGACGAGTCTGCGGTTACCCGCGAAACAGGCGCTGGGTCGATGGCAGACCTGGCGCGCCTGGTTCGGGAGCACGGCGCAATCGATGTGATGATGCGGCGGGACCCGCACTACGGTTGGATGCCGGGCGATCACGAAAGCACCCCGATTGTCATCACCGATGTCAGGGAAGAACCGGGACCGGCCTGGGCGGCCCTGCCGAACATCGGCCTGACTGGTCTGGATCCGGACAGCGATCTGCCCGAGCACCGGCGTGACTCGATCGACCTGGGTGTATATCCGGGTTCATGGACGGTGCGTTGGCGGATGCCGTGGGATGCCCCTGAGGGGCAGCAGCGCACCGCTAGCAACATCTCTGCCCTGCTGGGCGACGACTTCGCCGACGTGGAGATTCAGCAAGATGACGGCACCTGGATATCGGTGGCTGCAGACGTTGGGCGGTATCAGGGGCGACCTAGCGGATATATCTCTCTGCGCGCCCGAGACGGCGGGGTGGAGCCGTTAGGCAACTACAGGGAGGGCGATTTGATCACCGCCCGGGTCCGGGAGTTGACCGAAGAAGAACGGTTGGCGCGCGAGCTCGGGGATGCCGACCCAGTCGACGTGCCAGGCGACAACGAAGGGTGGGACCCGCCGACCAATCTCACTGCTGCGTCCGTGGCAGAGAACGCGGCGAACGGCTACGGAGCCCAGATGTGGAACCCGGACTATGACAGATGGGTTCCCATTCAGATCCAGCGCGAAGACGTTGGCGGCAGAATCCGCTATCGTGTTACCGATGACGACGATGGATTCATTGAGAACTATGCACCGCATGAGCTTCTGCGGGTGCGGACCGCAACCAACCGGACGCCCGCCACCACTCCTGACACTCCGCCGGGAGTGGAGTGGCGGTCCGGTGGTTCTTGGCCCCCCAACGATGTTGCCGCCCTGTTCAGGCAGACAGGCGACGTGCAGATCCGCAACAGTCGCGGTGAGTGGGATAGAGTTGCGTCCGTTGACTATCTGGCCAGCGACGGGCAGTACCGGTTTGTCCTGGAGAACGACGGTGAGATCTTCGAAGACGAAGACAACAATATTCTTGAGACTCGGATCCTGATCCACACGGACTCTTCGCCCACGGTTGCAGTCGAGACCCCGCTGTTGCCGGCCGGAGCCACCTCGGAGCAGTGGCGCGAATATGACAACCTGATCCTAGACAACGCAGTCGAGATCGTGAACGACCCGACTTCGGCGGTGGCGGCGCTCGGGCTTAGCCTGCCGAGAGGGTTCGATCACGACGTGTTCCGCAATTGGGTGACGCAACTGCAATCCCTCCGGCGCACTCCCGGCGCGGAACAGGATGCCCATCGGGCTGCGATGCAGATCAGCCGATTGGCTGGGCTGGACGACTCCCCGTGGATCCAGCAGATGATGCGCCATCGGCTCGGTCGAGGTCCCGCCCCCAGTACGGTGTCGTCTCAACGGCAAGAATACAACGACGAGGTTGCCGACGCTGTGCGACTGGCAGTCGAGGCCGGTCGAATGCGTCTGGCGAGTGGGGGCACAGACCGGGCAGCGGCACATACCGCCTTTAGTGTGCTCGAAGGCGACTATGGCGTGGAAGCCGCCAGTCTGCTCTGGGACGCCCGGGATTCGAGCGGAACGGCTTTCCTTGCGCTGTCCAACAGCTATGACGATTACCTTGCACAGGTCGCGGCGGGTGATCTGCACGGAGCATCAGAGACGATTGACGGGCTGGCGGCCTATACCGGGCTGGACGACATCTTCATTGCCCCCACGGAGGGCGCGTCCATTGCCGCCCCAGCGGCGGGCGCAGACCCTCCCAGTAACGCCACGAGCGTGGTCATGCATGCCAACGTGGAAACCCTGGTCCGGCACAGGAATCTTGGGGCAGAGGTGGCCGTCCAGATCACCACCCCAACTGGTCCCGGTTGGTATGCGGTGCAGTTCCACGGGGTAGAGCACGACGGCACCATTTCCCTGCAAGTTGCGGACATCGCTCACGACGACGAGCCTTGGTATGACTTCGAACCCGGCACACCGGTCCAGTTCGTCCACTTCGACCAAGGTCCCGAGCAATATGAGGCGACCGCCGCCGATTTGGCAGCCGGGCTGTACGGTAGCCCTGGCGAGCTTGAAATTTTGATCCCCACCGGGTGGGAGCTGGTCCGTGGCTGGGACAACGATGGATCGCTGGTAGACATCCTAACCTGGCAGGCGGACGGCACCGAGGGAAGCATCACGCGCACCCCCGGCCAGGAGATTACGTGGCGGCCCCGCCCGCCTGGGGTTACCCCACGTCCTTTGCCGCGCCAACAGGTTGCCCCTCCCACCCCGCCTGCGCCGCAAGTGAGCCCGCTACATTCATGGAACAACCCGCCGGCTGGCGAACTGCCCGGCGGGGCGGCCACCCTGCGCGAGATGATGGAGGTGCTGCAGGCGGCCCAGTTGGGCTGGGCGTCACTAACCATATCGCCGGAACTCAAACGGCGGATCGAGCAGATCTTCGCCTACACCGACCCCTCGTCTGGGCTCGAGGCCAGGATTACCACCATTGAGCTCTCTGCTGCTGGGCGGATGGCTGTCGGTGGCCGGGTGTATGACCAGAACGGTCGCGACGTTGGCAACTGGTCCCGCAACCTCGATGCTGACGGGAATGTCTATCATGCTTATTTCCGACTGAACCCAGACATCCAGGGCGACGGGTTTACCACCCGCTGGTTCGAGCAGGTGCTGGACGGATACCGCGCCGAGGGCATGTCCAAGGTTGCGGTGTCTGCCAACATCGATGTGGGCGGCTACACCTGGTCGCGGTGGTTCGATTTCGCCGACCCTGGGCGCGCCCGGATGTTCTTGGAACAGATGCTGGCGGCGGTTGATCAACGCTGGTACCAACATGTCACCCCCGACACCAAGCAGGAGATCGAAGATTTGATCACTCGGCTGGAGAATGGCGGTCGGGTCACTGCCCGGGAGGTCTCACAGGTCGGCTACAGCAGGCGCCAGCGGATCAACCCCCCTGATGGGTATGAGTCGAATCCCCAGGACTGGGATTCGAACGCCGACTGGATCCGGGATATTCTGCCGCGACGGGGCAGCGGCACGCCGATAGAGATGTGGCTCGGCAAGCACTTCATGCTCGGTAAGTCTTGGGCTGGTGTGCTCGAGCTCTAAACCGGAGTGACACGCGGTGTGGTACAATTGGGGGGGAGAAGAGGAGGCGCGAAATGGACCACAAGGAGTACATGCGGCGGATGCGCGAGATCACCGCAGCATGGAGCAAGCGCTACTCCGAGCGCATCCCGAACGAGTATCCCGCCGGGTCTGACCCCCACGAGGGGGTGGCCCCCGAAGAAAGCGACTATGCCCAGTTCCACGCCCAGCATGCGGCTGCGCCGGAGTTCATGGACATCCTCGAAGAAAAGCTGGCCGCACTCGACCGCGAGTGGGCGCAGTCGCCGGAAGCACAAGGAGCAGGACATGGCCGCTCGTAAGGCGCTAGTGCGCAACCTCGACAAGGTCGTGATCGGTCAGTTGATCGATGACGGCACCCACGAGCCCTACGGCACCAACCCGATGGTGGACGAGATGCTGCGGGCTGACCGACGGGACCGGTTCGACCGGTACTACCTGGGCTACAGCAACGGCTTTACCTTCGAGACGGTGCCGGAGGTGGCGGTCCGCAAGCCGGCCGTGTGGGACCAGTTCCTGGCCTGGGCTCGTAGCGACGGCCGCAACGCCAGCATGGCGGACAAGGTCGCCAAGCTCGATTCCATGGCGGGTGCCCGGTGAGCCGCCGCGACGACCAGGACCGCTGGCCGAAAGGCACCCCGGTTGGGCCGGGTGGCAAAGGCCCAGGTGGTGGGCGGTTCCGCGATGCGGGGCCGTCCGCCCCGGGCGTCGGTGGAGACTGGGCGGACCGAATCTCCAGTTCGATTGGCGGCGATGCTGACAACGAGGCTCTCCTTGATTGGGAGACGAAAGCTTCCGAGTACATGCGCAGCGTCGAGAGCATGCGCGACGACGAGATCAACGACTTCTGGGAGTGGGTGGCCCTGACCGGAGGGGGCGGCCCCGACGACGGGGACCCGGAGGACTGGGCTGCTCGAGTCCTGTCGGAGTTCTATGAAGACCGAGACGACGGGAACGAGGATGGCATCTCCCCTGGGGAGGCCGCCTATGACCCCCGCACAACCAGTTTCGTGGTGGGCATGACCGTCAACCTGCCAGGCGGCGGTAGGGGTCGGGTCACCGCCGTGGGTAGTGACGGGTTCGTGTTCGTGCAGCCCGATGGGGGCGGCCAAGTCCAGGTGCACACCGCCAGCTTCTTGCGGAGCCTGCGGGACGGCTGAAAGGCGTGAGCGATGCCAGCACCAGCCGATCAACCCCGGTGGCCGGAGAATATCCCCTGGAGTCCCAGGGGGCCGGCACCGGGGCGTTGGCGTAGTCGCGCTGACGCCACGTCTTGGACCGACCTGCTATACCAGCGGATCACCGGGCAGCCTGTCTGGGCGGACCGCAGCCGGGTTGCCCTACAGGCCCTGGGTCGCCCAACCAGCCGGCGGCGGCTTGGCGGCGGGGCGATCGCTGAAACCGAAGTGCTTACCTACGCTGACGGTTCGGCTGCGATCCGCAAGATCTTCGGTGGCGAGGCCGATGATCGGTTGAACCAACACCGGGCCAGCGCAGAGTACATGGCGTCGCTGGTCGCCCAGGCGGTCGGCGCGACCGCCCCTGCTGTGGTGAAAGACCCGACCGACCCGGAACACTCGGTGATCATGGGCCGGGTCACCGGTGACATGGGGACTATCCACACCGGAGAGGCTAGCGCCGAGGAATGGGGCCAGGCGCTATATTACTTGACCCAAACCGATGGCGGGCTGCGGATCGGCCTGCTGGACGTGCTGATTGCCAACCAGGACCGCCACTCGATGAACTGGTTGCTGTCCGACCAGATGGCCGATCCCCACCCGTGGAACCCTACCCGAGAGGACATGCGCCGACCGATCGCGATCGATCATTCGGAAGCGTTCCCTCTGGCCACGCTCGCGCAGGCGTACCACTTCCGGATCGCCGACCCACAGGGGCAGCCGCTGTACACGATGCCATTGGAGGTCGGGGCCTACGGCGGCTTCTTTACTCCCTGGATGCAGCGGACGAACGATGTCGTGGACATGCTCGGTAACCCGGTGGCACAGGCCCCCCTTCTCGGGGCCTACGCCTACCGGGATGGCAATCCGCTGCACCCAGATGACGTTCCGGTGTTGCGTGCCCGGCTGGAACGGCTGAAGTCGCTGTTCGAGGATGAGCCGACCGGGCACTTGGCATACCAGGACATGATGGCTCGGTTTGAGCAACTGGCCGCGCGAGCAGGCGGGCGCGAGAGGATGTTTCCCGATGTCTGATGACCAGCCGCGTTGGCCCGCCGGCACCCCTGTTGCGCCTGGCGGCAAAGGCCCTGGCGGCGGTCGCTTCCGTGGGATTGGCGTGCCCGGTCGGGGGGGGTGGGTCGAACAGGTCTCGGGTCGGTTTGCCCGAGGCTGGGCCAATGATGATCGTAGCCGGGACGAACTGTTCGAGGTCGTGCAGTCGGCTGCGTCCGCCCCCGATGGCATGCCGCCCGGGGCTACCATGGAGAACTACAGCGGCGATGCCGCGACTGTTTGGCGCATCGACTTGCCGGATGGTCGATCCGTGGTGCGCAAATCCTACGACGAAGCATTGTCGGACTATTACGATGGCGAATATGACGAGCAGTACGATGACGACGACGGGGAGTATTTGTCGGTCGACGATCCTCGCAGACGACCAGCCAAAGAGGATGAAGTTCATGCACGGGCGGAGTGGGTGTCTGCTCGGGTCGCGCGGGCAGTCGGCGCGTTGGTCCCCCCGGTGGTTTTTGACCCCCAATGGGGCGGCGCGGTGTGGATGGGCTGGGTCGATGGCAAGACTGGCATCAACTGGGACTTTGAACACCAGGACAAGGGGGCGACACTCGCTGCCAAGCAGGATATGTGGCGGCTTGGACTGCTCGACCTACTGATCATCAATAGCGATCGCCACGAACTGAACTGGCTTTTCACCGAGGACGGTCGGGTTTTTGGGATCGACCATGGCTATGCGGGACTGTTCACGGATTTTGTCCCGACCGAGGCCATTGGGGCGATCTCGCCATTCGCCCAACTGTATTACGACAGCGGCGAGAAACTTAAACCGAACATCTTACATCCGGACGACATCGATGATGTCATCGGGCGGCTTGGGGGCCTGTGGGAAGACGGCACCTTGAGTGAGCCCGAGTACAACTACATGGTGCGGGTGATGAACTGGCTGCGCCCCCACGCTACCGGCACTAGGAGGCTGATCCCGTGAGTGACCAGTCGCGCTGGCCTGCGGGCACCCCGGTCGCCCCCGGCGGACGCGGTCCTGGCGGGGGGCGGTTTCGGGAGCGCTGGGCCGATGCCATTGTTTACAGCTTGACTGGACACATACCGGTTCCCCGGACGCGGGTCGCGGTTGACCCGCAGATTGCTGCCGATCTGTATGCGGTTGCTCGATATGACGTGGGCGCCCCATCCGGAGTGGAGATCCAAGCTAGCCAGGAGTTGTGGGAAGAACGCAGTCGGTGGTGGGATCGCCGCCACGACGTGAACAGCCGTCTGCGGGCGGCTGTTGATGACACTCTCTCACGCGAGCAGATCATGGAACGGGCATATCGTGATGCCGGCATCGACCACTACTTCGAGGAGTACGTCGAACGCAACGGGATAACTGACCCTGAGGCGTTCAAGCGGCAGGCCGTTGAGCGCATGCGGCAATATTGGGCTGGGATGGAAGTCGCAATCCGGATCACTCCGACCGGCCTGGAAAGGATGTTGGGAGACCGGCGATTCCGAACGGTGCACGAGACTGGGCGCAGTGGGGGGCTGAACGACGCAGATGTGCGTGCCCGTCACGAGGCGGTTACCTGGGGCTATCTGCCAGAAGGCGATCCTCGAGCTCGGCCGGTGTATGGCTACTTGATGGACCGGGATCGTCCAGCCGGCGACAAAGATTCGTTCGCCGACAACGGTGATGCCCTGTCGCAGTACGGTCGAGTTCAAGTGGTGTTGCGCAGCAGTGTTCGCCAACGAACTACCGCGATGTACGGCGATTCCCTGGACATGAAGCTGTTTGGCGAACCGTCCCCGGTCGATGATCCCGACTGGCGCAGCTGGACGTTCGGTCGGGGTGGGATCTTCGGAGCCCCCTACATGGGTCTGGATCGTGACAACTTGCACACGAGCTTGGCGTACATCGAGGCACAGGTCCATGGCGGGGTGGAATCGGAAGACATCGAGCGAGTAATCTTCACAGATCGGGGGCCGCCGGCTGCGCTGCGGCGGCTGCTGGAGGAACACGGGATCGGCTGGAGCGTGG